GATCGACTAGTACCTTCAAAGAGAAAGGATCTCCTAACGTCAAGGCACGTGTGATCGCTATGCCTTTTCTGGTATCTTCCGAGATATATTTTTCCAGTGAGTACAAGGCGTTACCTATTTGCACTACCGAGCTTGGATAATCTTGCGCCATGGCCTTGACCTCTTCCCCTACGAAAGTGGAGAATTCCCCGGTGTCCAAAGAATATACATAATGCTTTCTAGTCCCTTTGGGATAAATATGCAATAGGGAATTCGTATAATCATAGGCAATCTTACAAGCTCGCAATGTCTCTACGAAAGTTTCCGTGTCCGGGATGAACAGATCGCTAAAATCCGGGTTGACATTAAAGAATGTCTCATCAATATTTGCTCCTTCCAACGATGATGATAAAAGGCTGATATCGGAGCCTTGCAATAATTTAAGGCCACGCTCGGTACTGAATACTATCGAGGAATCCAGTTGCGTGATACTATCCGGATTATTGCAAACATCCCTGCTTATAGGTTGGATGGAGGAATACAATCCCGCATCCGATAATTGCAAGGCCCATATTCCATCGGAAGAGAAAGCGTATAAGGGAAACTGCCCGAATTGCCCTTGGGACAGCGCTTTCGTGGTGGATCGGATACCTACGATCTCACCGGTTCCCACCGTGTTTATTCCCGCCAACGGGAAATAAAACGGGTTATTGACCTCGGACGTATATATCTTGTTTGGCATATTGACCGACTTGTCCGTTGATATTGGTGTGCTATCGCTGCCCGGTTTAAATATGATCGGGGCGTATGAGTCGAAATAGTAAGCCCCGTTCAGCGTGTTATGCGGAGAGAGGGTAACGATCGCTTGGTATCCGTCCGAATTCCGTGTTATCACCATCTTGTATGCGTTAGCGTTGGGGTAATATAGGTAATGCAAATTGATACCAAGGTTATATGAGGAGGATGTTTGAACGACGATATCTTTTTCTCCTTCTCTTATGAAAACCTTTATGCTCAACGTGCTGCTACCGTCGTTGTACGTCACCATGGACTCCGGAGGATAACCATCAAATAGTATCCTTTTTATATTAGCTATATTTAACCGCTGGTTATAAGTATAGGAATAATCAGGTATTAGCCAATCTAAATTCTGGTACCCGTCTGCGTCAACAAGTTGCTCTCGATTTTGCAACGATTCCAGCACATTATCTTCTAAAGTGAGAGAACGTCTTTCACCCCCGTTATAACTGCACAAGTCCTCATACGCTATGCTTGCTACTTTGTAAAACAATGAATTATCCGGCACCTTATTATCCATGGCCTTTCCGGGTAAGACGAGTTGATCGGTATAACCTGATCCCGGCAGGGCTATGGACAAGGCTCCCTCGAATGTATGCCTATTGTAATATCCTCCACCTATAGAGTACACCCCGAAACCGTTATCGTCTGATATCTTTTGTGCCCCATTAATCTCCCCATAATAATCAAAGGTGTATATTGGCGGCGTTATGAATATATCAAGGCTTTTAACTATGTCCTTCCACCATTCCCTTTGATTCCCCATTCCGCTGACTTTGTAATTAATGGAGCATACCACTGAGGATATAATGAAGTTTACAATGATCTTTGCGTCAAAATCGTCTGTGTCCACATCAATAGTAAATGGAACGTGAGGAGTTACTCCAGACGATGGTATCATCAGTATCGGGGCTGATTGCATGTAAGACGTTCCGTCATATAGTCTATAAGCGTAACGAATAAAGAACGGATATATAAACATGCCTCTATCCACGCTTCTCTCCCTGATAAATTTTGAGACATATCCCATCACGGAATTACTGATAGTTGATAGTTGATCTTCCGTAAAGGCTCCATCATAGGGAGGATCAACGGATACGGACAATTGTTCGGTCTTATCCAATGATCCTACCAATCCGAATGACAGGATAGGGAGGGGGGGCTTATCTCCTAATTCCTTATAAAACTCTCCATCCCAAAGTAAATATCTTATAGGATCTTCGCTTATTACAATCAAGGTGTTTCCTATGGACGTGATAGCTTTGGGAATTTTGTCATATTGGTTCGCTCCAATAAGATGGGTCGTTCCGTCCGTATCCGCATAACGTAAAACATTCGTCTGGAAAAAGATATAGTGAAGGAAATCCTTTGTCCGATGCACGTACATAAGTACCGATCCTTCCGGGAGGGTTATGCCTAATTCTTTCGGAGGCTGTATATTCACCAACTCACCATTCTTGGGTATCAAATTTACACATTCTGATAATTCCCCCTCGTTTCCGATAGATGGAGAACGGTGTATCCCGTAGGATAATGAAATATCTTGCTGTTCCATTTTTTGCGATAAAATTATATGATATAAGTAATAGGTTTTGACATATTGATCAAAACCTATTGCATTTAGATGGCCTTGATGTGCCTGTTATGATGACATGTATTTTTTTACGACATCCATATTACTAAAGGACATGGATAGAAACCGCATTGAGTCATTCCTTACGCTAGTCAATGCCTCCACGTTGTCTTCAAATGGATTTAACGATTTTATGGCGGAGACAAGATCATGCATACAATAGCATGCCAACAATACATACGATCCCATGACCTCTGAATTGTTTTGTTCAGCGGCTTTATGCAATACTTTGTCTGCGAATCCCATCTTAACCATATTGCCATTGTCATCTTTTTGATACATAGGTATATCAACTCCCATTTTGTCCTTGAAAAAATCCGCTATGGATAAATTAGCCTCTGCTTGTAGGCATCCGTATAGCCTCTCCAAATCTTTCGGGATGGTCTCTTGAACTATATCAATCCAATCGTCACAGACTAACTCCCTTATGACTGAGTAAGGCTCAAGCCTGTCATTGGGAATATCCATGACTTTCACGCTTCCATCCTCGTTATAGTCATCGTCATCGCCGCCATATTCATTAACGCTCTCGATACGTTTCGAGGAAGCGTAATATTTCCAGCTCCCACCAAACTCTGTCAGGTATTCATCCAGTGTTTTTATCCATCCCCTCAGTTTGTATATGGATTGATGAAGATACATTTCCCACAAGCATGTATCATAAAAAAGATCAATGCAATATCGGCTATTTTCATCATCTTTATGACGAAAAGTACGGGGTGCGGATATGATTCTTGCCATATCCAAATTCCCTAACACCTTATTGAAAAAGTTGGCCAATAAACTGTCATCATCTATGCGTGATAACAGCTCATAAAAAGGTTTATCTCTCATTAGGCTGAAATTTTAAGGTTATACAAATCAAGGATGAACTTCTTCTCGGCCTCCGTCCAATACATATGCTGGCGTGTCTTAATCTCATGATTTCAATTTATTTATCATTTAATGATTATATAGTCCCCGCAATCTTCAATATACTTTATTCCGGCACTATCAAGAGTATTCTCTATGTCCACTTGGCACAGGCAAGATTCCGGTATGATATTGTCATACCCTTCCGCTGGGATCATTTTCGTGATTTGCGGGAAATGATCCTCTAGTTGTTTAGGGGATTGTATTTCTACATCCCCGTTGTAAATAAGTACGCACATGTTATTAGAGGTTAAATTATCGCTGTTTGAAAATCTGGAGTATCATTTATATTGAGGCTATTCACGATATCTACTCCGCACCAGTCTTCTGGATCACCATTCTTTTCACCATCCACAGATACATAACCGATACCCTCTATCATGTTTTCTGTGCCGAATGCAGTGATGTACCATGCTATCTGCCGGAGCATATCTTCTTCACTAGCACCGTCCTCTATCGCATCTCTATAACTTTCAAGTGCAGATTTAAACTCTTCTGATTCCGGATCATAGGTCATACTGATTGTAGTACTAACCTCTATATCTATTTGTTTCATGATTTTTTAATTATAATGTTATTACTTGTTCGTAGGTGAGCGTCCCCTTATACCCTCTGGCCTTCAATTCCTCGATAAGCTCCCTTGGCTTGAATTTTGCCAGATCCGGATTGGTGAACACTTTCGTCAATCCCCCCCCCCTTCTTCTCTCTGTATCGGTCTTCTTAGAGGCGTTATAGGCTTTTATACAAGCCTTGCAGTAGCAGCGAAGCCCATCCTCCGCTGATCTGTCCTTATAAAAGTTATCTATCGACAATTCCTTGCCACATTTTCTACATATCTTAGTCTCCATGATTAGATGTTTTAATTTGTACTTTGATTGTTCTATTCATGATCTCTTAATTATGAGCCTTACCATTAAGGCTCGGTTAATACTATTCCTCTTAATAGTCTAATAAAAGACCTCATGTACTCGCAATTCTGATTGCAATCATTCATTTGATTGCACATCCGATCATTGTCTTTAGAGAGGTTTGGACAACTTTTCCAGTGAGCATTAATAGCTTCTGCCATTTCCCATTCGGCACCTGCTATAAATCCCTGATAATACGCAGGGAATGCACTACCGCTACTCCTGCTTTCAGCGAATAAATGAGCCGCTTCTTCTACAGTCTGCCCCGTATCAATCTTGCTCATTGTCTTTTCCTCTTTTTATAACTTCAATATCTTCAATCTGTATATACGCTATAACATAGCAATATTCATCATTTTCATTATCTTCCACCAAAAGATTAAATCGATTCCCCGACAAATCATATATCGGCATAAATACATCTTCGATATATGCTTCAATATACTTGCCTTTGTTGTTTACCCGAACAAAATCCCCCTTTTTGAATGGTAGAGAATTTACGTATTCAAGTTTTAGTTTCTCAATCTGATTATTCAGATCTTGAAATCGTTGTTGGTATTCTTGTTTTGTCATAACTTATATATATTTTCCATATCAATATCTCTTTTCATGATTTTAAATAATATTTAAATA